GCTAGATACTTAGGCATAGGAATGTCTAGGCAGTTTAAGCAAGATACTGTAACCATATCTTTAAGAACTGTATCTGTAAGTACAGGTAAAGTGTTACTAGAAGTATTAGTAACTAAAACGATACTAAGTGCATCTATCGATCAAGATATATTTCGTTTTATTACTGACAGCACCGAACTAGTAGAAATAGAGAACGGATTAGTCAGAAACGAGTCAATCAATATAGCACTACAAACAGCAATAGAAACTGCTGTGCTACAAACAATAAGAGAAGGAACAACCAGAGGATATTGGAATATTGATGAATAAAAATGACACATTCGTAGTAACTTACTACAGTCTATTAGGAGTATTGTTTTTAAGTTTAAATGCTTACTCCGCAGACAACGAGATATATGTAGACCAAAGTGGTGCTACAGCTAATATAGATTTAGAGCAGCTAGGATCATCTAATATTATTGGTGGTTTATCATCTTCAGCAGGAAGTATGACTCCATTAGATTTAGATGGCATAAACTTAACACTAGATATAAACCAAATAGGTAATACTAATAAGTTTCTTGGAGATATCTATGGAGATAGCGTAACAGGATTATTTGAGTTTGATGGAGATAGTAATAGCTTTACTATACAAGCTGATCCTACAAACAGTTTTGGTGTTGATAACTCAAATTATAATGTAGATGTAACTGGTAGCACTAATACATTTACACTAGACACAGGAACAACAGCTCTAGCATCTGGCCTTGACCTAGACTGGATTATTAATGGCGACGGCAACACTTTTGATTTTGATATAAACTATGATGGTGCTACTAACTATGTTGATGTAGACGGAGATAGTAATACAGTAAACTTTACAGGAAGCGGATATGCAGGCGGATATTTTTATCTTGACCAAACAGGCAACAGTAGAACTTTTAACATTAAGCAATTAAGTACCCAAGATAATGACTGGCTTAAAATTATATCTAATGGTAATAATGGCACTGTTTGCGTCATCCAAAACGACCAAGGTACAAGCACAAGCTGTTGATGTAGGAAACATATCTGAATTAACAGGTTCTGCTAGTGTTTTTAGGGAAAAGCCTTATAATGCCGAGCTAGAATTTGACATCCAACAGAACGATGAAGCTATAACTACCAATGGTCGTATGGCTATTACGTTCTTAGATGATTCAAAAGTTAAATTAACAGAAAACTCGCAGCTGACCATTGATGAATATATTTTTGACCCCAATCCCAGTAAATCTAAAATGGCTATTACCTTTGGTCTTGGTACGGCTAGATTTATTACTGGCAATCTAAATAAGATAGATAAAAACAATATAGATCTTAAAACACCTACGGCAAACATAGCAATTCGTGGGACTGACTTTACAGTTACAGTAGACGAGACTGGAAGATCATTGCTAATACTTTTACCAGATGAGTTCGGTATATCTAGTGGCGAGATATTAGTAACCACAGCCATGGGTACAGTAACCCTTAACAAACCCTACCAGGCAACAACTGTAGATGTCTTTGAGAAACCACCTAGCTCGCCAGTAATCTTAGACCTATCACTAGAACTTATAGACAATATGCTTATTGTTAATCCACCTAAAGAAGAAGTGGTTATAGAAGAGTCTATACAAACCAAAAAGAAAAACATACTAGACTTTGATGGTTTAGATGAGGACTTCTTAGAAGAGGATTTCCTAGACGCAACAAAAGAACTAGAGTTTACAGAGTTAGATATAAACTACCTTGATGTAAACTTCCTAGAGGACTTGCTAGATGTCATAGACGCGCTGCAAGAAATACAACAAGAGGATCAGTTAGCACAAGATGCTACGTCTACTAATATAGTTGGTACACAGTTAGGACAAGACTTATCCACACAAATAACATCTTTTATAACAGGACAAACACTAACGCTTATGCGTAGTGTTAGTGATACAGCTAGATTAGATATAGACTCTGCTGGTAGCTATACTGTTATCTTTATACAAGACGGAACATCTAACATCATTAAAATAAATGGTGGTACAGGTGGTACTATTAAAATCACTCAAAGTAATTAATGAAGCGACTACTATTCACCATACTTATAATACTAGTGTTGCCTTTGTTATATCAGTCAACACCAACAGAGATACTAAAGCTAAAAGTATTTGACTATCTTGTACCCAAGCAAGATCCTTCTGGTTACTTCACAATACTAAACATAACTGAAAAAGATATAGATACAGAGGGTGGTTGGCCTATACCTAGACAAAGGCTAGGAGAAATACATAAAGAAATTATGGATGCTGGTGCTATAGGTGTGGGTTGGGTTGTAAGCTTTCCGCATCCAGATAGATTTGGTGGAGATAAGATTTTTAGAGAATCCTTCTTACATGGTACATCTATTTTGGCTTCGTTTGAATACCCAAATCAAATATACCCAAAAACAGTTGGTACTGTCATCAAAGGTCCTGATGTTAGTGGTATGCTTTCCGAGGGTGTAGTACAGAATACTCACAACCTTAGAACTAACTATATACAAGAAGGTATATCTGCTGCACCCACCGATCTTGATAATCTTGTCAGAAGAATACCTCTACTACTAAAAACACCAAATGGTTATGTTTCTTCTTTTGGTACAGAAGTGTTAAAAGTATTAACAGGAGCTAAAACTTACATTATCACTACGAATGATAATGGTATACAGGAAATATTAGTTAGAGGAATACCACCAGTCAAAACAGATAACCTTGGTCGTAAATGGATTAGTTGGGTAGATACTCCACAAACTGATTTACAAGAAATGAATGTTGCAGGTAAGTTTGTATTTCTTGGAATTACAGCACCAGGAATCATGCCACAAATTGCAACTCCAGTTGGATTATTAGAACCACACAAAATTCAAGCAGCATTATCTGAGTCAATTCTTATAGAAAACTCTCCAAGGATTCCAGAATGGTCTTTAGCTGCCGAAATTGTGATTTTCGGAATTTTTGTGTCGTTGACATGGCTTGTAATCCATTATCTCAGCATAGTTAAGGGCGTAAGCTTAGTTATAATTTTGCTCTTCACCACGAGCTTCCTAGAAGCTTACAGCGTTTCTAAAGGTATTTTATTGGATTTTACATGGACTTTTGTATGTCAGGTTCTAATTTCTACTATTGCCTTCTATTTAAGTTACAAAAAACAACATAAATTGCGTCAACAAATCAAAAAACAGTTTGAGCATTATCTTGATCCAAGACAAGTTAAAGAATTACAAGATAATCCAGACTTGTTAAAACTTGGTGGGGAGAAAAGATACTGCACATTCTTGTTTACAGATGTTCGTGGCTTTACAAGTTTGTCAGAAACTTTAGAACCAGAAGAAGTAACAGAAATTATGAACAAAGCTTTAACAGTTCAAGTCAATGCTGTACAAAAATTAGGCGGTATGACAGACAAGTTTATTGGAGATGCTGGTATGTTTATATTTAACGCGCCACTAGATTTAGATGACCATGAAGAGAAAGCTGTGCAAGCTGCAATAGATATAAGAAAAGGTATGGCAGAAGCTAACTTAGGTATAGAGATAGGTATAGGTGTAAATACTGGTTATGCGGTTATAGGTAATATGGGTTCTGATACAAGGTTTGACTACTCTGCTATAGGCGATGCGGTCAACACAGCAGCACGTTTAGAGTCAGCAACTAAGGAAGCAGGAGTTGACATACTTATTGGCGAGGCTACAATTAAGAAAACACAGAATGGTGTTTTTCACAAGAAAATATACGTCAAAGGAAAAAAGAAACCATTGAAGGTATATACAACAAAAGAGGAACTATAATGCCAAAAGGAAAAGGAACATACGGATCTAAAGTAGGTAGACCGCCAAAGAAAAAAGCTAAAAAAAATAAAAAATGATTGATAAATTAATAGGTCCAGTAAGCGACATAGTTAATAAGTTAATACCTGACAAGGATTTACAAGCTAAGCTAAACCATGAACTCAAAACTGAATTACATAAAGCGAATATGGCTCAAGTTGAGATTAATAAAATTGAAGCTAGTCATAAGTCTTTATTCGTTGCTGGATGGCGGCCATTTGTCGGCTGGACTTGTGGTATTGCTCTTATGTACCATTTTCTATTACAGCCTATTATTATCTTTGGACTCTCAGCAGCTGGAATCACTTTTATACTACCATCCTTTGACATGGGATCGTTGATGACTGTATTGATGGGTATGTTAGGACTTGGCGGATTAAGAACTTTTGAAAAAACTAAAGGAGTTGCAAAATGAGTTGGGATAATTTCACATTAGAAGAGTTTGCTTGTAAGCATTGTGGAGAAAACAAAATAGAACATGAACTTATAGATGAGCTGCAAAAGCTTAGAACTGATTGTGGTTTCCCTTTTAAGATTACAAGTGGTTACAGGTGTGGCGATCACCCTGTAGAAGTAAAGAAATCTAAACCAGGTACACATGCACTTGGATTAGCAGCGGACATAGGTGTAAGAGGTAAGCAAGCTTTAGAAATATTATCAAAAGCAAGAAACTATGGTTTTACTGGTGTTGGAGTCAATCAAAAAGGTGGTGCTAGGTTTATACACCTGGACATATCTAAAGACTCTGAAGGTAGACCAAGACCACATATCTGGAGTTACTAATGGGACTAGATGGTATGATGTTTTGGAATATAATGATGACATTAGTATTCGCTCCAATCATACATGGTATAAGAACCAACGCGACAGAATTAAAAAGAATTGATATACTGCTTAATAAGACTCGTGAAGAAGTTGCAAAAGATTATGTAACTAAAATGGAACTTACTATAAGTATAGACAGGGTTATAGATCGTTTAGATAAGCTAGACGAAAAAATGGACAAACTAATTACAAGTTAAAATGGCAATAACATACAATCCAGAAGAATATATAGCAGCATTAGGCGACCTAACTCCTTTAGTGCGAGATGAAATGGGCGGTATGCAAGGCGTTGATATCTTAAATCAATTTGCTGGCGGTGGCGGTAGCTACAATATTCCTAATGGTGGATTTGTTAGACCTGTGGCAACAACAGACCCAACTTACAGTAGTGGTTATGACTATGCGCGTTCTATAGCTGGTGGTATGCCAATGTCACAAGTTATTGCACCAGGCGTAAGCTATTCTCCAGAACAACCAGGTGGTTATACACAAGCAGATTTAAATATAGCTGCTGGCATAACTCCACCTCCACCTGTATATAAAGAACCTGATGATCCTAGCTTTTTTGGAACTGGTATCGGTGGCGTAACAATACCTGGCGGCAGAAGAGATAAGATGCCTCCACTAAGAAACATCTTTGGTAATATGCCTGCTACAGTACCTCCAGTACAAGCGCCTCCAGTACAAACACCACCAATACAAGTACCACCACAAGAGTTTGATATAGAGCAGATTCGTCAAGATATAGCTGATTCAGGAATAGACTTTACTAATTTGTTTGGGTTGCCACAAGCACCAGACTTATCACAATTTGTAACTAAAGATGATTTACCTAATGTTAGGGATTTTTCTATAGAAAATTTAGATCTTCCTGACTTCAATGAGTTTGCATTAAGAAAAGATTTGCCTGTTTATCAAGAACCTGATTTATCACAGTTTGTAACCAAACAAGACTTACCATCATTAATACCTGATGTTCCTAATGGTAGAGATTTTTCTATAGATCAGTTTGATCTTCCAGATTTTAGCGAGTTTGCTCTAAGAAAAGATTTACCAGTATATCAAGAACCAGACTTATCAGGTTTTGCGAGAATAGAGGATTTACCCACATTCAATCCTGATGAGCTTAGAAAAGATATAATGATGTCTTTACCAACTTACGAACAACCAGACTTATCTGGTTTTGCAAAAATAGAAGATTTACCTACGTTTAATCCAGACGAGCTTAGGCAAGATATATTAATGTCTTTACCTGAACAAAAAATGCAAGACTTATCTGGTTTTGTGACTCAAGCAGATATTAATAAAGCTATCTCTGGAATTAATATGCCAACTTATGAACAGCCAGACCTGTCTGCGTATGACACAAGACTTGCTGAATTAGAACAAAGTTTAGCAGCATTACAACAACCAACTGGCGGTAGGTTTTCTATAAATCAACCACAAGTAAAAGGATTATTCTAAATGTCAGTAACACACGAAGAAGTAGTTAAGGCTGCACAAGCCGAGCAAATATTAACATCTGATGTTTTTAAAGAAGCAGTAGAAAATCTAAAACAAGAATATATAACACATTGGTTAAACTCAAGAGAGATAGCTGATGTTAATGCTAGAGAAGATATCCACAGGTCATTATTACTATTACCAGAGGTCGAAAGGCATCTGCGTATCATTGCCGAGAAAGGTAAACTCACACAAGCCAATATTAACAAAATTAGAAATATTGGTTAAACCTTCCCTTTTTACACATTATTAAGCTAAAATACTCTTAAATACATAAGGAGTATTTATTATGGCAATAACGGATAAACCGACTGCTTTACAAACTGATAAGGAAATTACTGCCTCGATGTTTGAAAGTTTTTTAACCCCTGAAGAGGACAAGGTTGAAGAAGCGGTCACAGAAACAGAAGAAGTAGTAGAAGAAGTTATCGAAGATGATTCTGAATTTGTTGATGAAGAAATTGATCAAGAAATTGCAGATGAGTTAGAAGATGACGATGAAGAAGAACTGGATGAAGAACAAACCGATGTTGAAGAGGAAGCTCAGCAACCCCAAACATTTACTGTAAAAGTAGATGGTCAAGAAGTGGAGGTGACGCAAGAGGAACTCGTCAATGGATATTCTCGTCAGCAAGATTATACGCGCAAAACTCAAGAACTCTCTCAACAGCGTAAAACTATTGAGCAGCAGCAATCCGAACTAGCGCAAAGAGATGCGATTTATTCGCAGTTGTTACCGAAGATGGAGGCCCAGTTAAAGGGCGAATTGGCTAACGAACCAGATTGGAACACTTTGTATGAAGATGATCCTGTTGGTTATGTTCGTGAAAAGCAGCTTTGGGATGAAAAGAAAGAGAAGTTGACTGCGGTTAGTGCTGAACAACAAAGGCTTCAACAAGAAGCACAAGTAAAACAGCAAGCACAAATTCAGCAAATAGTTGAATATGGTCAACAAAAGCTTTTAGAAATTATCCCAGAATGGCAAAATCAAGAGATTGCGTCACAAGAAAAAGCAGCTATTAGCGAATATGCCGTGAATACTTTAGGTTATACACCTCAAGAAATTCAACAGGTTTATGATTATCGTGCATTGCTTGGTTTCAGAAACGCTTGGTTAAACTCTAAAACAGTTGAAGCCACGAAGAAGAAACCAACACAAAAAGCACCAGCAAGAGTGGCTAGACCTGGGACAACTAACCGACCTAAATCGGCAGCACCTGTGAAGAAAGCAAAACAAACATTAGCAAAAACTGGAAGAGTCCAGGATGCTGCTAAAGTTTTTGAACAATTTTTAAAATAATTTTATTTATACAGGAGTATAAAAATGGCTAAAGTAACTAACGCCTTTGACACATATTCGGCAACAGCTGACAGAGAAGATCTAAGTAATATCATTTACAACATTTCTCCAATGCAAACACCATTTATGTCATCAATTGGTAAACGAAATATTAATAACGTAGTGTTTGATTGGCAAACAGAATCATTACCTACACCTAGCGCTGCTGGTCAGTTAGAAGGTTTTGAACTATCAAGATCTACTGCTACAGCTACAACTAGAGTAAGTAATGTTGCAATGATTTCAAAAAGAGATGCAACTGTAACTGGCTCACAAGACGCTTCAGACCCAGCTGGTAAGAGATCAGAAATGGCTCACCAACTAGCTATTATGTCTAAAGCTTTGAAAAGAGACATGGAAGAAGCTTTATGTCAAAAAGGTGCTAAGACAACTGGTAACGCTACAACAGCTAGGGTAACTGGTGGTTTTGAATCTTGGATTACATCTAACGACTCAAGAGGTACTTCAGGTGCTTCAACAGGTGGTGGTGCAGCTCCAACAGACGGAACTCAAAGAGCTTTGACTGAAACTTTGCTTAAAGACACTCTACAACTTTGCTTTGCGAATGGCGGAGAGCCTTCAATGGCAATTTGTGGACCACATAACAAACAAGTTATTTCTGGTTTCACAGGTAGAACACAAGCTAGACAAATGATTGATGCAAATACTGTAGAAGCTTCAGTATCTGTTTACTCATCTGACTTTGGTGAACTAAAAATCGTTCCATCAAACAGATCAAGAGAAAGATCATTACTATTAGTAGATCCAGAGTTTGCTAAAGTATCTTACCTAAGAGACTTTAAAACTGTTGATATTGCTACAATAGGCGATGCTGAAACAAAAATGATTGTTGTTGAGTATGGGTTAGAAGTATCTAACGAAGCTGCTCACGGAGTCGTTGCTGATTTATCAACTTCATAAGTTTATTAATTAGCTTAAAGGGAAGTTTCGGCTTCCCTTTTTTTTGTGCTAAAATCTGTCTATGGCAAAGACTACATTAATAGATCACAAGAAAGGCTTTAAGTCTGTATTTGCAACAGAAGATGATAAAGTTGTGTATCATACAAAACAGGATATACAGCCAACATTAGACTATGTAAAAAATCTATCTGAATATACACCTGGTAAAGATTTACGTCATGTAGCAGAAATACCAATGGTGGTATACCAAAGAGCAGTCCGAGAAGGATGGGCGCAGGATTCTGCACAATGGAAGAAATGGCTAAACCATTCAGATAACAAACCATTTAGAACATGGAAAGGTAAAGTATGACATACGATGAATTAAAAACTAATATCGCAAACTTCTTAAACAGATCTGATTTAACAGACCAGTTAGACTTTTTTATTGATGCAACTGAATCAGAGTTTAATAGAAGATTAAGAAACAAAGACATGGTAAAGCGTGCAACTGCTACAGCAGATGGGCAGTACATGAGCTTACCTACTGATTGGTTAGAAGCAATTAATGTAGAGATAACATCAAACGATTTTAGACCATTATTCCAACAGTCTTTAGAGTCATTAGATGTATACAGAAAGGCTAATAATAATGTTACTGGTCAACCTATTTACTATGCGATTGTAGATAACTCATTAGAGTTAGCACCTACCCCTGACTCAAGTTATACGCTACAATTAACATACTATGGCACTATAGATGCACTAAGCAGTTCTAATACAACGAACTTTATATCCACAGGATATCCAGATGCTTACTTGTATGGTGCTTTAAAACACGCTTCTATCTATCTAATGGAAGATGAAAGAGTGCCGTTATTTACAGCACAATTTGAAAAAGCATTAGAAGAGATGAGAATGGAACAAGAGAAAGCAGAGTTTGGCAAAGGATCTCTAATGCAAAGAAGAAGAACTTATGGCAAGTCTGGTAAAAACATTTATTATTGGAATAATAATTAGGAGACAATATGGCTGGATTTAGTGATTACTTAGAAGATAAAGTATT